AGCACTGAAGTTTCAGATACGATTGAACACATCATGCCTAATCTGATGCGTATATTTGCGTCATCAGATGAGTATGTAAAGTTCATGCCCAAAGGCCCAGAGGATGTTGCTGCTGCCGAGCAAGCCAGTGACTATTGCAACTGGATTATTAACAATGATAATCGTGGCTTTGAAATCATGCACAACTGGTTCAAAGATGCGTTGCTGCAAAAGATGGGTGTGGTTAAATATTATTGGGATGAGACTGCTGAAATGCAGACCGAAGAATATAGCGGTTTGAATGAGCAGGAACTTACCATTATTGTTTCTGACCCTAATGTCGAGATTGTATCACAGGCAGAGCGTGAAGTTGGTGAGGAGATGGAGATGCCTGATGGCATGGTCATCCCAGCCCCCATTGCTTATGATATTAAGGTGCGCCGTACAAATGTGTTTGGTCGTGTTGTCGTTGAGAATGTCCCGCCAGAGGAGTTTTTGATTGGCAAACGTGCAAAGTCAATTGAAGACGCTGACTTTGTTGCTCACCGCACAACCATGACTGTTAGTGATTTGGTGGAGATGGGTTATGACAGAGATGAAGTTGAAGAATACGCAGGATTCACAGACATTGAAATCTCAGAAGAACGAACCAGCAGGTTTGAAGACCTTGAGACTAACTCTGACTTCGACAGCCTCGACCCGACCATGCGCGAAGTCTTGGTTGTTGAATCTTATATCCGCACTGATTATGACGGCGATGGCATTGCTGAGTTTCGGCGTGTTTTAACTATTGGTGAAGGTCATCATATTCTTGAGAATGAAGAATTTGACCACATTCCGTTTTCTATATTATCACCAATCTTGATGCCACACAGAGCTATTGGTCGTTCTGTTGCCGAGCTTGTGATGGATGTGCAATTGATTAAGTCAACTTTGATGCGTCAGTTGCTTGATAATATCTACAACACAAACAATGCCCGTGTGATTGCTGTTGAGGGTCAAGTTAATCTTGATGACTTGTTGACCAACAGACCAGGCGGTATCGTCAGAACTCGTGCGCCAGGAATGGTGCAACCCTTGCAAGTTCCTGAAGTATCTCGCTCTGTGTTTCCTGCACTGGAATATATGGACAGAGTTAAGGAACAGCGCACAGGTGTAAGTCGTCAGTCTATGGGCTTGGATGCTGATGCATTGCAGTCAACAACGGCTACGGCTGTTGCTGCTATGACATCTGCAAGTCAGGGTAAGATTGAGATGATTGCCCGTGTCTTTGCTGAGACGGGTGTGCGTAGATTGTTCCAAGGTATCTTGCATCTTGTCACTAAGTACGACAACAAGCCTAAGATGATTAGATTGAATAATCAGTTTACACCGATTGACCCACGCGAATGGTCACACACTTTTGATGTGCAGATTAATGTTGGCTTGGGTAATGGCACTAAAGATGAACAGTTGCGCTCTCTGTTTATTATCTTGCAGAAGCAGGAGCAGATTATGCAGATGATGGGGTCAAATAATCCTCTCGTTAATCCTCTTCAGTATCGCAATACATTGGCTAAGATTGCAGAGCTATCTGGCTTTAAGAATGTAAACGACTTCTTTGGCGATCCACGCCAAGCTCCACCGCAGCAACCGCAACAGCCACAGCAAGACCCGCAACTGGCACTTGAGTTGCAGAAGTTGCAAGCAGAGCTTGAGATGGATAGGCAGAAGATGCAGATGGAATTTGAACTGAAAAAACAGAAGATGATGGCTGACTTACAATTACGCCGTGAAGAGCTTGAGTTTGAAAAACAGCTTCGAACTGAGAAGGTTTTAGCTGGTTTAGAGACATCTACTAACCTACCGAGGGTCTAATGGTATTACCGCTTGTTGCATCAAGTCTTGCTAACAAAATAACAGCACCTGCTGTAGACGAGCTTGATATTCAGGCTTTGACAAATGTACCTATGCCCAATGTACAACCTGCCCCTCCAAGGGTATCTCCCTACTCTGCAAGTAACCTGCCAGAGTTTATGCGAGAGCGTGTTGAGGTTGCGCCTGGTTTGTTTGGCCCACAACAAGGTTTGCTGGGTGCTGCACCAGTTGGTGCGCCAGCAGACTATGGTGCATTAGAGCAGCAATTTGTTGAGAGCTTTGCTGCGCGTCCTGAATACTTTGGTAGGACTTACACGCCTGGTGCTATGATGCCTGGTGGCCTTGAGTTTGCACCTATGTCAACAGATGAGCCATTTGACTTTGAGCAGGGTTTAAAGACTGCTGCAATGTTGAAGGCTGCTTATGAGTTCAAAGACCCCATTATGGAGAACATTGTTGACCCACTAGCTAGAGGTTTTGATGATGTTATTTTTGAACCTCTCAAAGAGAATGTGTTTGAGCCTATTGTTGAATCTAAGCCAGTACAAGCGTTAGCTGATGCTGCAATGAAACCTGTTCAAGGCATTGTTGATTTTACTAATGCCTTGATACCTGAAGGCACGGGTACAGCTATACAAGAAACAAAAGATAAGTTTCTTGATGCAATAGATTTAAGATTTAATCTTGGTACTGGTGACACATTAGATAATCTAAAGAAAACATTTGAAGGTGTTTCAGATGCTGCTAGTTACATTGGTGACATACAAAATGTTGTTACAGACCCAAGCCTTCAAACTGCTGAAAGAGCTATTGATGCAGCAAATAATTTGTATGCCCTTTTGCCTAGCAAAAAAGTAGCCATTGATAGCGGTATTAGTATTGGTGGTCAGCAATTAGCTGGCATGGAAGCACAAGAAGGTATTATCAGTGGTGGACTGGCAGAGTCGCTAAAGAATGTTGCTTCTGCTGCTAATATTGCACAGTTTGCAAAAGACCCAACTATTGAAGGTGCGCCAGTTGCGTACGAGTCTGCCGCGCAGGTTGCTAAGACTGCTGGTGTAGATTTGCCTGGCGTTGACAGCCCGTATGTTCAGACACCTATTGCGGCTGTAAATATTTTAAATGCGGCTAAAGCACTTGAAGGTGGAATTGACTCTCCTGCTGAACTTGCAAATGTTATGAGTGGCGTTTCTGCGTTGCCAGCATTAGGTTTAACACCTAACTTGGCATTAACATCTGCTGTTGGTGCAACAGGGCCAGTGCAACCGCTTATGCTTTCTCAGTTAGGTCCAATAGCTGCTGCTGCTGCATTGACATTAGGTCTTCCTAGCATGATTGAGGGTGGTGCAGCAGGTGAGATACCAAGGTCAAAATATACTTTAGGCTTTGAGGATGGTCGTTTTGGAGAGACAGGTTCTCGCGCTTATGATAGGCCAAATAACCCAATAGAAACAGCAAAGAGGGATTTTGGCTTTACCCAATCGCGTAATGCCATTGATTTTGTAAACTGGTTGCAAAATTCTATGGGTTATGAGGTTGACCAAACTGCGCTCAAGAAGTGGGAAGCAAGTGACCAAGATGAGATTGTTGACCAGTATGGTTACTTTGAGCAACGTCATAAACTAGAAGACCCAAGTGTTAACGCTGCTGACTTTGTGACTAATATGCTTCGGGCTGGTGTATTGCAACCAACCGCAGAAACACCGCCAATAAATATGCAGGAAGCATTAGGTGTTCTTAATCCAGAAACTACTTATTACAGTGACCTGCGTGACATTCAGGTTGCAGGTAACGTAAATGTTCCATACTTGCTAAGTCAGATTAACCCATATCCAGAAGGATTTGACCAAGAAACTGGTTATATGCCAACACCAGAGCAACTTGAAACTAGAGAGCTTGCTAAAGCATATATTGAAAGAGAGCCTACACCACCGCAAACTGTAGGTGAGTTCATAGGTTCAATAACACCTCAAGAAGCTATGGCATTGCCAGCAGGTTTTGATTTTGGTCAGGTTATGCCAGCTATTCCAGGATTAGGTAGCTATGCAAGACTGGAATCTCCTTATGACCCTGCATATCGACAGCAAGCAATATCAGTGCCAGGACAGATGCTTGACTTCCAAACATTGCAGAGAATGTTGCCTATTTAGAATGGGTGTAGACTAGAAAAATATAGTGTGGCATAAATATCACAGGAGAGAGTGATGGATGAAGGAAAATTAAGGGGAGAACAGGATAGGGGCGAAAAAGCAAAGGCTGTCTTGCGTAATCCTATCATGGTTGAGGCTTTTGAGGAGCTTGGAAGTCGTTATATAGAAACGTGGAAGGCGACTTCTATTGAACAAGAATCTCAAAGGGAGAAGATTTTTCAGATGTATCAAGCACTGCTTGCGGTGCAAGGGCATCTGGAAGAACTTGTCAGCACAGGTGAGCTGGCAAAAATTGAGTTAAACAGTAATTCTCTATGGAGGAGATAAGATATGAGTGAAAGCAGTATCCCTGATGGGGCTGAACCACTAACCAGAGGTCAAGCAGTTGACCATCTCTTGAGTACCCCCGCCCCTGAAGAGGCAAGCGATATACCTCAAGAGCCTGTAGCTGAAGCAGAAACGGAAGTTGAAGCGGAAGCAGCATTAGTAGAAGAAGTAGAATCTGATGACGCTGTAGAGCTATCTGAAGAAGAGACTGAAGAAACTGATGTCGAATACGAAGCTACTGAAGATGAAGATGAGCAACCTTTGGAGGCCTCTGAAGAATCTGATGACGTAGAAGAGTATTACACTGTTAAAATTGATGGTGAGGAAAAGAACGTCACAACAGACGAACTTATCAAGAACTATCAACTTGAACAGGCCGCGCAAAAACGTATGCAGGAAGCTGCAAGTGAGCGAAAGCAAGCTGAAGCTGAACGCCAAGTTATAGCGCAACAGCGTGAGCAGTACGAACAGGCTTTGAATGTCTTGTCTCAGCAGCTTACAGTGCAAGAGCCAACTCAAGAATATTGGGAAAAGCTCTATGCGGAAGATCCGTTGGAGTATGTAAAGCAACGTGATGGTGTTCGTGACCGCAAGGAGAACTTGCAAAAAGTTCAACAAGAGCAGTTACGAGTCCAGCAAGAGAAGCAGCAAGAAATGATGCAAGCGCATCAGCAGCATCTCGCGCAGGAACAGCAGCGTTTACTAGAGCGTATTCCAGAGTGGCGTGACGAAGAAGTGGCTACGAGGGAAAAGCAAAACGTAATACAGTATGCACAGCGTATTGGTTTTACTGAGCAAGAACTCCAAACCGCCTCTGATAGTCGTGCTATTGAGACACTCCGCAAAGCATATCTTTATGATGAGTTGATGGCTAAAGCTCCAGCAGCTCAGAAGAAGGTAAGAAAAGCACCGAAAGTAACTAAGTCTGGCAAGCCTACTCCTAAGTCCGAAGTGACTGCAAAACGTAAATCACAGGCTTTTGACCGCCTGAAGAAAAGTGGCAGCAGAGATGCTGCTGTGGATTATCTTTTGGAAAGAAATAGGTAAATATTATGGCTACACATACTACTACTACTGCCGTTGGTGAGCGTGAAGACCTCGCTGACGTTATAACTCGAATCGACCCTGATGAGACCCCAATTTTTTCAGCTCTTCGTAAAGAGACTGCAAATGGTGTATTTGTTGAATGGCAAGTACAGGAACTCGCTGCGGCTGCTTCTAACAATTATCAAAACGAAGGTGCTGACGCTACTTACGACACACCAACCGCAACTGTTCGTCTTGGAAACTACATGCAGATTTCACAGAAAGATGCTGCAATTTCTGGAACGCTGGACGCTGTTGATAAGGCGGGACGCGACAAAGAGACAGCCTATCAGAAAGTTCTGAAAGGTCTTGAGCTTCGCCGTGACATTGAGAAGTCAGTTTGTACTGCACAGGCTCGTGCTGCATCTGACCCTCGTAAAGCTGGTACACTCTCAAGCTGGATTACAAACGTATCCATCGCTTCTGACGAAACTGCCTTTAATGCAGGTGTTGGTCTTGGTACACATATCCCATCTGACGATGGTACTGACCGCACAATGACACTCGCTATGATTGATGCTGCTATGCAAGCTGCATATGAAGATGGTGGTCAGCCAAACCTTTTGGTTGTTTCACCTGCGAAAAAGGTTGCTTTCAGTGACTTGAACTCTGGTTCAGTGACCACAAACCAAATCAACTATACTGCTCCTCGTGAGGCAGCAATGGTTGGGTCGGTTTCACTTTATCTGAGTGACTTCGGTCAGCTTGATGTGGTTATCGACAGATTCACACCATCAGACAGAGTTTACCTCCTAGACAGTGACTATGCTTCTATCTGCACACTGCCTGGTCGTAACTTTGCAGTAACAGACCTCGCTAAAACAGGCGATGCTGATAAGTTCGAAATCATCACAGAATGGTCTTTGAAAGTATCTGCGCCTAAAGCACATGGTGCTGTTTATAACTTGTCATAAGTTATTAGGGGGAGAGCTTAGTCTCTCCCCTGATACTTTGGGAGAAAAGTTTGTCTAAGAGATTGCTTAAAAGGGATGCTGTCACTGGTAAGGAAACGTGGGTACACGATAATCCTAGTGGCGGTTTTGTTTACGAGACATCGCAAAACGTTGATGCACTTTTAAAACGTAATAAAGAAGAGGCTAATGCATATCGTTCTGGTTCTTTGATTGGAGATACACAAAGACATCAACAGAAGGTTGCAGAAATACCAACGGCTCTTTATTATGAGCTAGTACAGAAGTTTGGTGAGCCAAAGCATAATCCTAACGCTTGGAAAAAGTGGATGAATGATTATGAGAACAGGTTCTTTAGAACAAGTGGTGGTAACGTATAATGGCTATTACAACCTTTGCAGAACTAAAAACGGCTGTTGCTAATTTTTTAGCACGTTCTGACCTGACAGACAGGATACCTGAATTTATTAGTATGGCAGAGGCTCGTATGGGTAGGGAGTTGGAAACACGTTCACAGGAGAAACGTGCAACAGCTACGCTAACAGGTGGTGATGCATTTGTTTCATTGCCCACGGATTTGCGTTCCATAAGAATGGTCAAGCTAAACACAACCCCTACGGAAGTTCTTGAGTATTATACGCCCCAAAAAATAAATGAATTATACTCAAGCGGTGGTTCTGGAAAGCCTCGTGCTTATACCATTATTGGTGGAGAGATAAAGTTTGCACCTACGCCCGATAGCGGATACACAGCAGAAATTGTGTATATGGAAGGTGTGCCAGATTTGTCGGATAGTAATACGACAAATACGATTTTAACTCGCCACCCTGATTTGTACTTGTATGGTGCATTGTCGGCTGCAAGTGTGTATTTGATGGATGACCAGAAAACACAGATGTACGACAGTCTCTTTACACGCTCAATGGAAGAGTTAAAACGTGAAGAAGAAAAGGGTCAACATGCTGGCTCTGGTTTATTTATGAAATCTGATTACGGAGAATTGACATGAGCGCAATGAGTGATTATCTCGAAAACGAAATCCTTGACCACATACTAGGAACAGGTGCATATTCTGCACCATCTACTGTTTACATTGGTCTTTCTACTGGTTCTTTTGGTGATGATAATAGTGGTACTGAGTTATCTGGCAGTGGTTATACGAGAAAGTCTGCGGCTTTTGATGCTGCCTCTGGTGGAACAACCGACAACACTGCTGCTATTGAGTTTCCTGCTGCTACTGGTAGCTGGGGTACAGTAAGCCATTTTGGAATCTTTGATGCCTCTAGTTCTGGCAATCTTTTGATACATGGTGCTTTTTCAGCGAGCAAAACGATTGCTACAGGTGACATCCTACGGATTGCTGCTGGCGACCTAGATGTAACTGCGGCTTAGTCCAATGGCTGAGATAATCGGCCCAACACTGGAGCAGCTAGACAACTGGGGCAATATAGATGCCCTTGATGCTTTTGGCACTCTTGAGGATTTAGATAATCTCAATCTGTTTGAGACTACATCTTCTGTTGCGACTGCAATTACAGCAGCGCATACCAATAGCTTAGTAGTTGTAAAAGAGCTTGAAGGCTCATCTGCCCTATCAATTACCACAACATCAGATGGAATACGCATACAGTCTGTTGATGCTTCTGTAACAGGTGCGGCAAGTGTGGCGGCTGTTGCTAGATTTACTGTTGCAATGGATGCTTCAGTAAATATTGCAATCACTGAATCTGCTAGTGCCTTAAAGGTATTAACCGCAAGTGGCAGCGCAAATATTGCCGTAACAGCAACATCTGCTTGCAATACTATACTTGTTATTAATGGTGCTGTGAGCATGTCTGCAACTGCCAATGGCTCTACGCAGTTTACAGCTAGTGGTGCTGGTTCTGTTAGCTGTGTTATAACTAGTACATTGACAGGCGAAATACTTGGGGAGCTTTGGTCTGTTGTGTCTGAGGGCAGTGAAACATGGAGTGAGGTAGCTGCTGGCTCAGAAGTTTGGACAAATGTAAGTCAAGGTAACGAGGTTTGGTATAGACAATGATTAGATTTGGAGAGTTTCTTCCCGACCAATC